TACTTTTACATTATCATATTCCTTTAATAAAAGATCTACTGCATTTATTTCATTTGTATTCTTATAATATGCTGTATGATTACCTACTATAGTATGAACAGTGATGCCCATCTTATTAAGTCTATCATAATAATTTTCTTTTGCCCAATTAAGTGCACCAAAGTCAATTCCTTTACGACTATCAAAAGTATCTCCCATATCAACTATGGTTGTAATACCTTCCTTCTCTATAGTTGGAAAGAAAACATCTTCATAAAATCTTAAAAAGTAATCATGAAACAGTTTTGAATTTTTGCGACACCCAAAGTGCTGATCAGTTATTATTGCTATCTTCATTCATCCTATATCCTCTGGTGAAGGAATACCTTTACTCTTTACAAACTCTCTCATATATTCTTCTCTGCCATCTTTAGTGAAGACCTTCTTCTCATAATCAAAATGGGGATGAGGTTCAGCAGAGACTACTGGATCCTTAGTTTTATTCTTGATAACAATAAATCTGTCTGCAGCAAATGTACCTGCAAGTTGTACTTCTATTTCATCATCATCTTTCCAATTGACAGTTCCATCTTTCTTAGTATGTAACATTGCCTCTTGGATTTTATCAATAATCTCTTGTGTTAATTTCATTTAGTTACGCAACTTAGAATGTACAGCATCCTTAATAGAATTATAGTCTGAATAATTGGATGCGTCAAGATCATTTGAATCAAAGACCTCATCAAAGTTGGACTTCTCAAGAATTTTGTTCTTTATTTCTAACTGCTTTTTCTCTTGTGATATCCTTCTTAAGAAAGCGTAGTAAATTATTTGAGTAAAGTATGCAAAAGGGTTTTTGGATTTTTCTGGATTAAAATTATGAATATATCTGACACAATTCTCTATACCATCACATATCATGTCATCTTTAAACATATAGTTGACAAAATTTGGTTTATATGATAAATGATTTGCTATCTTTAAAAAACACTCTCCAATATATCTTGGTATCTGTGGGGGATCTGTATCATTTAATTTTGCTCTGTTCACTTGAGCAATGTAAACTTCCAAGGCAGCAAGAAACTCCTTATTATTAACATAGTGTTCAGATCTTTTTCTACGTGTAGCCATAAGTATTGCTGTCTTTCCATGTAGTTAGTATAACAGATAACCAAGTACTTGACAAGTATCCAAATACTGTGTACAATTACCTTTGTGGGGTTTCAAGGTTGATTAGAGCTTGATTTATATAACTTTTCTAATACCTCTTTAGCATCTCTGACAGTGGTTAGGTACCCCATTGTCTTATCTAATTTGGTGTGAGTATCGTGACTCACTTTTCTAATGTAATCTTGATAGAACATAATCATCTCAACATTATCTGATTCAGATAAAGTGAGGACATCATCTAAATTGATGATGAATAAATCTTCATTGGATGATTTTAACCATGGTTCAAACTTATATCCACCTAGTGAACCTCTTATTTTTATTGTTTCAACCATGATAGGGTGTGACACTAGGAGTAGTGTTCTGTCTCCTTCATCAGTGGCAGATACTTTTGCAAATAATTCTTCCCCTGTTTTCAATTTGAGGGTGGCAAAAAAATCATCTTCTATCATTTTTATTCTCCTTAATATCTATTGTTAATATTTCATAGTTAAATTGCTCTTGAGCATAAATTTTAACTCTTTCAATGAAATGATTAAGTGTGTAGTTTTTTCTTGCTCCACTGGTCAGGTCATCAGCAATATCATAGAGTTTTGCTTTTACCTTGTCTTTGCCTTTTCTTAGGACTCTTCCAATTGATTGAAGGTTTCTAACTCTAGACTTAGACGGAGAAGCAAAAATAACGTTGTGTAACCTCCTAATATTGATGCCTGTAGAGAATGTTCCATAAGAAGCCACTATGATTGCATTGTTTTCTTGTTCAGTTATCTCTCTTACTTTCTCCCTATCTTCAGCATCTACACCACCATGAATGAAAAATACTTTTCTATCATTGGTAACAAAATTATTTATCATATCATAAAGTATCCTTCCATGAGACTCTACTCTACTGTATAGTATCAGAGTGTTTCCTTTTAAATCTATTGATAGTCTAGATATAAATTTATTTCTTTTCTCATTTCCAATTAAATATTGAATCTCATCTTCATATGTTTCAAACTTTTTGGGAGTATGTTTTAAAACTAAACACTGTATATCTAACTCAGATAGGTGTCCTTTTTCCATTAATTCTTTAGTTTGTATCACTTTGTACGATGGACCAAACAACCCTTCTAACACCCACTTATGGGTCTGTGTGCCATCTAAAGTTCCAGTAAACCCAAATCTATACTTAGCATGATGTAACTTATCCATAATATTAACAAGAGACTTACTCTTGAAGAGATGTGCTTCATCACCTATAATAACATCATAGTCTGCAAAAAATGTTTTGTCTAGGTTATAAACAGACTGCCATGTGGTAATTGTTACCTCATTTTCATTTGTCCTCTCTCTACCAGCATATATTCTATGACAATGATCTTCAGCATTCCATCCATACTCTATAAAATCTTTGTACATCTGTTCTACTAAAGATGTAGTAGGAACAACAAGTAATATCTTTTTCTTTCTTCCAACAAAATATCTAACCAGAGCATAGATCATCAATGACTTACCTGATGCTGTAGGTGATATTAAAAGTTTTCTATTATATCTTAATGCATCATGTATAGCATCAATCTGATAATCTCTTGGTTTAAACTTAGTTATTGATTTTACATAATCTTTTACACCTTCCCATGATATCATTTCATTGACTTCAAATGGTGCACCATAGAATTTGTTTTTCTCAAACTCATATGAGTATCCACTGTTCTCACAAAATGCAACTATCTTATCTAAGAGACCTACATAGATTCTCTTAGTCTTCATATTGAAGAGGTGTACATATCCATCCCAGTATCTACTTCTATACTGAGGCATGAATTTTTTATTAGGAACTTCAAAAGTAAACCTATCCCTCAACTCATATTCTATTGAGGGTTCAGTTTTCACTTTTAAATATACTTCATTGATTTTTTCAATGACAAGATCAGCCATAACCAGCTTGGAATTTCATTACTTCAACTGAATTCTTAATCTGATAAGTTCTGTTAGAAACTTGCTTAAGAATACTTTCAAGATAATTCAACATGGTTTCATAATATTCAATCTTTAGAGAAGTTGATGATAGTTTTTCATCAGCATCAAGATACTTTTGCATTGTATCTTTGTCTCTAATCTTTTTAGGAAAAGGATTTTTTATATAGATCTCTGGATCTGCTTTGCCTGAATAATATTCATATCTCTCATGCCTAATATTTTTTCTTTGTTGTTGAGCTTTCTTCATTAAAAGAAAGATGTTATTATAAAGATCAAAATACTTTGCATGTAACACAGGAATATTTAAAGACTCTGTGTGCAGATTGTCTGGATCAATTTTGGAATCCTCCTCCCACATCTTTTGGATTCCATTCAAATCAATCATACATAATTAATTAAATATCTCTTATATTGTATATAGTATACTTGAAAGTGACCTCCGCTGTAAAGTACTCTAGGTCTGTTTGAGTTGCATCAAACTCTAAAGTAGTAAGACTGATAGGAAATAAGTTCTCAAATATTAATTTAAACTTAGGTATATTATTAGAATTTAATATTGTTAATGTTCCATCTGAATATAAATTTAGTTGACTTTTAGCTGGTTGTGATATATCAGGGTTCCCTTTTTGAAAATCATATATTTCTTTTAAACTTTCTGGAAATCCCAAACCTCTCATCCAGTTTTGAATCTCCATGTAATTTTCTAGTCCTTCATCTACTAGAAAACGTAAACTAAAATCAGCAAATTGTAATTTATCACCTGGTAAAGGAATATCTCTCAAATAAGTAGGTTGTTCTGCTACACCTAGATCTATCGCAGGAATATTTACAGCATTGCCAAAGTAAGTAACTTTAGGTGTTCTGTTTAATTGAAATTTAAAACCAGTAGGTGCTAGAAAATTTCTATTTTCAATTTGACCTACTATAGACTTCTTAGCAACCATCTGTTTTTATCATACTATTATAAGTTATTTATTTTTATTCACCACCATTTCCACCACCGCCGTTGCCACCACCATTGCCACCATTACCACCGTTACCATTTCCACTACCATTCCCGTTATTCCCATTCCCGTTAGAGTGTCCGTTAGAGTTTCCATTTCCTGAATCTGATCTGTTGTCTGGTGCTAGTCTACCACCATATCCTATACGATATCCACGTGGTAGTGGTTTACATTTCTTTTCAGTGAAACAATAATACTTTCCTTTTGGGCAAGTTTTTGATGCTTCCATAAAAGATGTAAAGTCTTTCATATCTCTCCTACTATCCTCGTATTTATGTTCCTCTTTTAGACCCTTTTTTCTTTTCTCCTCCCTTTGTCTCATTAGATCTTTGAAATCAATCTCAGTTCTTCTTGCTCTAGCTCTTTCAATATCTTTAGGATTATTACTCATATCAAGAGATGCTGCTTTTCTTAACTTTTTAACATCCTTCATACTTACTGCTTCATTCATCTGTTTTGTTTTCTTCTTCATTGAGTTGATGAATTTTCTGTAGACTGCTGCTTCAGAGGTTTTACCCATTTCTCTTGCCCTTTGTTCCATAGCAACAGCAGCTTGAATTTTATGAGCATGCGATCTAGAAGAATTCCTGATTTTTGAGACAGATGCTTTAGCAGTAGCAACGTCCTTGAAACCAAGTCCATGAATAGTTCCTTTAGGATTTTCATCAGTGTATAAATCAGAGTGTTTTTTAGAGTTTGCTGGTTGACCCTTCTTTCTAGGG